CCTGTAGGAACATTAGTAAATGTCCCGTCACCAAACTTGATACTAGTTATATCTGCATCGCTGTATAATACTTCATATAGATCTTTGTTCGCAGAACCATACTCATTGACAACAATATTACTAAAGTCCAAATTGCTTACTCGAGTCCAAGTTTTAATAACTGATCCATTGTCGTCGATAGTTTGAACATGAAAATCTTCTTCACTGATATTATCAGTCATTGGAATGTCAATGACTGCGTTTGCAACAGGGCTTAATAAAGTTTGTATTGTGTTTGCAATATAGCCTTGTTTGGCTAAAAAGAAAAAACCTGTTTTTGTGCTGCCAACGCCTTTGCCATCGTTACGATACATTACGCTGAACGCTGTAGTATAATCGGGTTCTACTTGCGTAATAATTCCAGATGAATCAATGTCAACTGGAACTAGATCAAAATTCAAACTGTAGCCGTCTACTGTGGCACGAATAGGAAAGTTAACAATAGAGTTTGTATTATTAAAATTGTATATTTCGTAAGATGTATTGTTTGTACTATTGGATGTTCTTTTTACAGGGTTGCCAAATTTATTGTTATCACCAAACGCGGCATTCATTACTCTAATGAAACGTTCGTATTCTAATTCACTAGGATCGCTGCCCCATTGAATAGTTTTATTAGATAAGTTAATACCAGTGCTGTCAATGATTTGATCACTGCTAACTGCACTTACTACTTTCATAAAGCCTTGAGCAGGGCGAACACGCTTTGGCTTGTATGATAACATACGGGCAATGCGTAACACGCTTTCACGTTTTTCTGCTGTATCTAAAATGTTTTCACGAGCATTCAAATCCATGCGGAATGCTAGGTTTTGACCAACGTAAGCAACCAAGTCTAGCAATGCAATGAATTCGCTGTTTTGGATGTAATCATTGTATTCTTCAGGATAATTAGTCTGCATGTAATTAACCATGCTTTGACGTAATGTGTCAAAATCATAACTTATGAATTCGGCGTTTTTAAAACTGGAATAAACTATACTCCAATCTTCTGCTCCATATAAATTTTCTTGTCTAATTGCTTTTGGCATTACTCTTATCCTTGTAGTCTGCTTACCGCAGTATCTCGATTAAATGTTGCAACAAGCTCTGTTAATGTTGCCGTAGGAACATAGTTTAATATAATTGCTACTGTAATAATTTGTGAATCGATGTCTTCACTGACATCTAATTGCTTTAATTCTAGTCTAGGATCTTTAGTCAAAATTCGTTGCATATCTTCCTGTATCAACGCAATAGTTTGATCAGACATGGGATCGAACAATAGGTCCCATATGATGCTACCAAATTCTGGACTCATGATTCGTTCACCTTTTCGAGTGTATAACTCGTTCAAAAGGTCTCGTTTAGCAAGCTCAATGTCATATAACTTGAAGTTGCCCCACTGTTTGTCTACTGTACTAAAGCCTTTAAATTTACGCATACTCATATTTATTATAAAATAATATAAGTAGTTAACGATAGGACGCACTATGAACAAAAATGATTGGCAAAAAAGAAATATTCCGGACACAGTCGAGATTATTTGTGAAAACAATAACAAGGCAATGACTGCCAATGTCATTGACATGAATGATAGACTGTTGATTGCGGCTATACAGGGTGTGAAAATTACACTGATTAGTCAACACGAAAATGGTGTTTATGCCGGTAAGATGGGTGGGTTAGACTTGGTTTACAAGTCAAAATAAAAGGGGCAATGCCCCTTTTATTGATTTACTGCCTTTGGTTTATCGTCATCGTAACCCAAGTACTCTCCCCATGCCGGGTCTCTCATTGAATAAGGGATAACCTGTTTGGCAGCTTTAACCATTTGCCAATAGTTAGGCTCTTTTGGTGCAGTCAATGGTTCAATTACTTTAGCACCTTTTAGCCAGTTACAAGTACCGCAACATGTTACCAAATTGCTCCAAGAACTTCCGCCGCCTCGGCTTTTTGGCTTTACGTGGTCTAACGTCAAGTCTTTGGCTTGGAACTGTTCGCCGCAGTATTGGCAAGTATAGTTGTCGCGCAGATAAACCATTTTACGGTTAAACAATACACGCTGACGTGGGCGCACATAACGTTTAGTCATAACAATACTGGGAACTTTTAATTCCATACGTTGACTTCTTACTGTCCAATCGTCATACTCTTTGATTACCATTACTTTGTTCAAATAAAGTAATTTAATTGCCAATTGCCAGTCAATAACACTGGGAGGAAGCATACTCAAAGGAGTACCATCATGATTCAAAACTAATGTATCGCTCATTTTGTAAAAATATTTATTTTGGTTACCATGGCATCACTACGCCATGAAAAATAATTATACAACATTAAATATATTGTGTCAACACACATTCTGTAAGAAAGGAGCTGAAAATGGACATAGATTCTATCGAGCACCACATACGCACTCTAGATAACCAACATACCACTATAGCAAGAAAATTGGATGCTATGCTTGCCCAAAAAAGTTGGAACGAATACGAAGTAGAAGACCTTAAAAAGCAGAAACTCAAACTAAAAGACGAATTATCACTGATGTATCGAAAACGATACGACTTAATGAATGAACACGATTACGATTAACCTAACACTAGCAACTCTAGATTATATAATAAACTCTCTAGAAAAACTGTCCGCTGACTTACATAAAAATTCAGTGGATAGCTACCCTTACGACGTTTATAAAGAATATGATTCAAAAAATTTATCATATTTGCAAGCAATAAATTATTTGTCCAATATAAAGGCTTTAAAAGAAATAGAAATTGGTTTTACTGGGCATAATTTAAACGTCGAATATCAAACTCTTCGAGTTAGCCAATTAGAAAAGTTTTATATTATTAGTACCGATAATGACCGCAATGATATTGGAAAAGCATTATCTAATTTACAAACAGAATTAATCCAAAACAAATATCGTCGCGAAAATAGTAAATTAATTATGTTTGATGTTGAGTTGCCAAAAAATATAGCAACCATACTTCATAATTACGGTTTTATTAAAATAGACACAAATTGCATAGTTTAGTATAATACAAGCTTGTTCAACAAAGGAGTTAGTATGTCTACTTTAACTAATGCACAATGTGAGATCATCAATAACGCAACATATACCCATGATTACGAAGATGAAGCCACTGCAGAATTTGAGGATGAAGATATTCTAGATGTCACTGACAAGTACATTGAGAGATTTGAATCCGAATCTGGTATAAACACTGAAGGAGCCGATGACTTGGGCGGCATTATTGTTTATATGAAAGCTAACGAGTTGATAGGATTCTACGACTACGAGCAATTCAAGGGCGCCATTTTTAATTGACACAAATTCTCTATGCTGTTATAATAATGGCATAGAGAATTTTTTACGGGACCACTATGGACAAACCTTGGCAAGTTATTAACGATTTGGAACTTCACAATCTGCGTACTAATAAAGAGCAGATTGTACTAGCCCAAGCAGAAGCAGGCAATAATGAATTTTTTGAAGGTTGTAGGCTAGCATTAGATCCTATGATTACATTTGGGCTTAAACAGATTCCAGAAAAAACTGAAGAAGATGGTCCTGGCTTGGATTGGGATAGCTTCACTCTTATTATAACTGGCTTTGTCAATCGTAGTATGACTGGCAATCTTGCTCGTGGCACAATTAATCAAATGATGAATGCCGCCACCAAAGCACAATGGAATGGTTGGTATCGACGCATCCTTATTAAGGATCTACGTTGTGGTGTTAGTGAAAAAACAATCAACAAGGTTGTGGAGAAGAAATATGATAGCTATAGCATCCCTATTTTTGGTTGTCAGCTTGCTCATGATAGTGCTAATCATGAAAGTAAAGTTACTGGCAAAAGATTTATCGAAGTCAAACTTGACGGAGTTCGTGTTATTACTATTGTCCATCCCGACGGCCGTGTTGATCAATTTAGCCGTAATGGTAAGGAACTTATAAACTTTCCGCATATCAAAAAACAGTTTGCCAGTATAGCAACTAATCTGATCGAGCCTTGGGTATTTGACGGTGAGATTATGTCTAGTAGTTTTCAAGACTTAATGAAGCAAGTTCATCGTAAAAGTGATGTCAATGCCAATGATGCCATATTGCATTTATTTGATTGTATTCCTCTTGTTCATTTCGAACAAGGACAATGGAATGCTACCCAAGAATTTCGTAGTAATCATTTAAAAGAGTTTATAAATCATTATCAAGACTCATTGCCCAATGTAACTATGGTTGGTCAAGAACTAGTCGATTTAGATTCAGACAAAGGTCAACAAAAGTATAAAGAGATCAATGCGCTGGCAATCGAAGGCGGCTACGAAGGCATTATGATTAAGGACCCTGAAGCTCCTTATGAATGCAAACGCAGTTATGCTTGGTTAAAGCTAAAACCGTTTATCGAAGTAAGTTTGGAGGTACAAGGTGTCGAAGAAGGTACAGGAAGAAATGAAGGACGATTGGGCGCACTCATCTGCGCTGGAGACGACAGAGGAAAGTATATCCAAGTCAATTGCGGTAGTGGCTTTAGTGATAGTAATAGGGATGAGTATTGGGCTAATCGTAATGCACTACTTGGAGCAGTGGTTGAAGTAAGGGCAGATGCTATTACACAGAATCAAGACGGAACTTATAGTCTTCGATTCCCTCGCTTTTTGCGATTCCGTGGATTTGTTCCCGGAGAAAAACTATAAGGATTTATATGAAAAATTGGTTACGAAATAAATTACATAACTTTATCTTTGCTCCTGATCGAGAACTTGTAGCAAGCAAACAACACAATACTTTAGTCAGTAGTCGAGGTCATCATAGTCAAACATTAGGTAGTGATGCTGAACCTTTGAGATTTACAGTATATAATGCTTCAGGAGGCAAAATTGTTGAAATTAGTCACTACGATTCGAAACGTGATCGCCACGAAACGAGCCTACATATTATTGGCAGTGATGAGGACTTTGGAGACAGTCTTGGAAAGATTGCGTTCCTCGAAGTCCTTAAAAAAGGGTAATGCCGTGCTTACTGAAAAAGAAATTGGTTCTATACTTGCCGCACAATTAATGGCTACTATTAGAAACCGAGAACAATCTTATGTCAGTAGCATTAGTGCTCAATACTCACATTTAGAAGAGCCAGGTAAAAAGATTATGGCAGAACTTACAGAAATGATGTTTATCAAAGCAGTTGAGCTTGATAAGAAACGCAGACAAGATGACGCTGAACAACTTGTTATGGAGAATCTTAAAAAATGAAATGCACTACTTGCAAACAAGAATATTCAACACGCTGTGATTGGAATCAAGGACGATGTCCGCATCGCGAACCTATGATTAATCCTCACTCGTTTAGATTTTATAACCTAATGCTAAGTATTAAAGATGTTTTTAAACGTATCAAAAAGTAATATCAAAACTATTCGTCCCGGCGATCCTGATTGGATTATCATTGATGGTCTTACTATATCACACAGAGCAGGCTTTGAGATTGACAGTAAATGTCCTGGCAATGTAGAACAATACATTCTTATGGCTATCGAAAATAAATGGTTGAAGCCGATTGCTTATCAACCTGTACACGAAGAATTTATGGAAAAACTAACAAAATGACAAACCCTTTTAAAGACCAAGAAAAATTTATGAGAGCCTGTGACCAAACGGTCGAAGGCTTCAATCCAGAACAATTTAAGTTATATGTCAAATTAATTGAAGAAGAATTTACAGAACTTAAAGAAGCAATCAACAACAACGATATGGTAGAGACATTAGATGCATTGGAAGACATTCTTGTTGTTACTATTGGCGCTATACATAGTGCCGGTATGAATGGTGAAGGTGGTTGGAATGAAGTTATGCGTACTAACTTTGCGAAGATTGATCCAGAAACAGGCAAAGTACGTAAACGTTCTGATGGTAAAGTTCTAAAACCAGACGGATGGGCTCCGCCTGATCTTACTGCATTTGTTTAATATGGCCATGGGCCATTAAAGCCTCGATTAGCAATACTTGCTAAATTACCATCTGTAGTATTCTTACCAACCACACTATTAAATTCATATGTGGTTCCTTCTATCGGGTTTCCAGTTTGGTTAAAATAGTTTGTTGCATTGGCAAGTCGTTGTTGTTCTGTGGCAGGACTAGCTGTTTGTTGATTTAATTTGCCTTTAGCAATCATTTCATTAGTTTTGGCTATACCTTTATCAATGACTTGCTGTTCATTGACTTCTGGCCCGTAGTTATTATTGGCAATAATACTGGCTTCTAAAATTCTTCTATTTCTATCACGTTCATCTGCCGCAATAAAACTTGCGGCTTGATCCCATGCGCCTGCTTTATACAAAGGTGTTAGGTCTACCTTTTGTCCTTTTACAAAAGCCATACTAGCGTCACCGGTTTGATTTTGATAACTTACTAATCCGTCAAATACATTCTGTGGCACAGCAGATACACCTGAAGATGACAACATGTTTTTAACATCACGTTGATTTTGTGCAATATCTTTGTACAACATTTCTTGTGCTTTATCTGGACTAATACCTTGACTTAGTATTTTAGATACTTCGGCTGCTGATCCGGATCCTACAGAAACTCCGCCTGCGACTACGCTGTTTGTTGGAGATATTTTATCAGTGACACTTTTTAATCCTCCAGTAATCGCGTCGCCGGCTGCTGATAACTTTGCTTTGAAATCTTTAAAAATATTTGCACCTAACAATACTGATCCATTACCTGGAGGTAAATTTAAATCAAAGCCTTTGGCTCCTGTATAAGGTGCAACAGGTGTCTTTGGAACTATCACACTTCCGTAACCTCCACTCTCGCCCTTACCGTCTGTTGTATTAACCGGTGTGTATCCATTTTGTTGTTTAATAACGCTGACAATCTTATCACTGACGGTTGCTTCTTCTACTGGGACTTCTTCATCCTTATTAGCAGTAGGAACGATTGGCGCAGGCGCTTCGTTTTCTTTTGGCTTTCTAGGTTGAACTTGATCTGGGGCTGGGTCTTCTTGCATTTGCATATTACCAGTTCCAACTGGATTAATCATTCCGCTGTGACCTGCCCACGGTTCGTGTTCAGGAACAATATTACAAATACTTTCTTTTACACCTTGATTAACAGCCAAATTATACATTGGTATTTCATTGGCAGCATCCGCAGTAGGACCATTCATATGAATAACGCCGGCCGTTTCGTAATGCGCCACGCCACTTAATATGTTACTTGTTTCGCCACTGCTAATTTTAGTATTAGTCACTGCTAGCATAGAAAGTTCATTGCCCGCGGATAATTGCACGTTTCCACTATTAGCTTTCAAGTTAATACTTAAACCTGCTTCAATGTTAACATTATTATCTGCAAACAAGTTGATATTTTCTTGGCTTCTGATGCTTATATCTTTACTGCCATATAAATGAATTCTACCATCAGCACTTAGCTCTACCCAGCTTTCTCCATTTTTGCTAATGAGGTATATATGCCCTGCTACATCGTCTAATAATAGCTGTGTTCCGTTTGTTGTTCTTAATCTAATTAATTTGTTGTTACCATCTTTGTCACCATCATCCATTACAAATTGATGTTGTCCCGGAGTAAGCAAACCAACAACTTTACTAGGAGCTTCTCTCATTGCTCCGCTGGTCGTAGTTCCTCTTAAAGGGTCTCCTTCCAATCCCTGCATTTTTAAAGAGTTATATGCAGGTGCATGGGCTACATATTTCTCCAAATCTGCATCTAAATCTTTTTTGTTTTTTGGTGCAACTGGTATGTTTTCACCTTTGTGTGTTTTACCAGCTGGGATTCCTGGCACACTTACCTGTGTACCACGTTGATACATACAAGCGAACCAATAACATTTGTCTGTTTTACCATCAGCAAACGTAACTAACACTTGAGTATCAATGTCAGGCGGTACTGCCCAAAAGCCATAGCTTTTCATTGTATCGCTATATTCTTCTACGTTAGTGCCTTGGTCAAATATACTTGTTGATCCTGCAAACGGACTAGCATAACTAGCAACATACCAACTAGAGTTTTCTTCAGGATCGCCGCCAAATTCAGGAATATAAACTTGTAAGCGGCCCATATTTTGGCCATCATCATTCTTTTTAACAATGCCTACATATACCCCATACATTCGGGGTATGCCGGCGCCTTTATTATCTATATAACTTGCAGGGGCTTTTTTATTGCCGTTGGCATTTGGGACTCTTGCCATTATCCTTTACCTCCTAAGGCTGCTTTTCTAATATATTCTGCTTCATCTTTTGTTGTTAAGTCGCTGGGTTTTAGGTATCTATTAGGTCCTTGTGTACCAACTGGAATCACACCAACGCCATAGTTATAATATTCGTTGCCGGCTTTCAATCCTTCTTCCCAAGTATTGTATCCGTTGTATTTGTTTCGTTCTGCGATATAACCTACGCCCAAAGGATTATTAACTTCGGCCGGGCCTGGGCGAGCAGTATTATTGCTCTTCCAATCATCTAGGCCGCCTGCACCGCTCTTAGTCATGGCTAGACCAGACAATGTTTCTGCAGAGTATGGACTATGATTTGGAACGCCAGCTTCTGCATAAGCTTTTTTGTCTATAGCTTCTAAGTGTTTATAGTATGCCTTTGTTTCTTCACTATACTGTCTCTTAGCTGTTTCGTATGCTTCATTTCTAGATTTGCCTGCATCCACCATAGCCTGTGCATTTGTAACTGGATCCGTAACTGCCGGTGGAGGATTGTCTCGTAACATAGCTCGTTGTTTGGTTAGTGCATCAGAGACGCCAGGAGTAGTAGAAACTGTATTAGGTGCTGTTACACCACCTGCGCCCATACCTTTATCTCCGGATAATGCTTCTTGTTTTAATTCTGCATCTCGTTGTTCTGCACCTTGTCTACGTAAATCATTAATTCTGTCACGAGCTCTATCTTCGGAATTTAATACTCCATCTGCCCAATCTTCAAAGGATACATCGCCGCCTTCTGTTAAATTAGCTCTAGGTAATATGTGGCTAGGGATCGTAGGATCACGTGTAGCCATTAATTTTTGTGTCCATTTACCTTCTTTAAACACATTCTCAACTGTAACTACTCTATAGATGCCAACAATCTGATCATTATAATTAAATGTCATCAAATCATCTTCGTTGTATCCGCCATCTGGCATCATGGTGCAGAAATAAAATAGCTGACTACCTTGATACCATTGTGCTACGCCGTAATTAGTAGTCCACACAGATTCTTTTGTATCCCACCCTGGTTCAATTTTTGGCATTCGAGACTTAACCATAGCTCTAATCTCACCTTCATTTGAACTAGGTAATGATATTTTATCAAATCCTATTTGTCCATGTATTAATAAGTTAGGTACACCAAGCCAATAAGGGTCTCCTACAATATCCATATCTAAATTTATTAAATCTCGAGGTGCCAATTGGACTGCAAATATTTTTTCCATCAGCTTTTCATTTTCTGATTTAACGATGTCAACTTGCTCACCAATAACGTCCGGTTCCATTCTAGGGATTAAATTAGGATAATCTAGTTCAATGGCTTTTTTATATATTTTTTCCCATACGTTTTTATCTTTACCGACATCCTCTGCGTAAATTAAACTGTTAAATAAATCTTTTCTATTTTTAATACTAGTACCTGTTACATTTTGAACTTGGGTGTTAAACTCTTCTTCTCGTTTAGCAATTTCTTTGTTTAAAAATGTAATATAGTCTTGCAGGTCTTTATAGTCTTGTTGAGCTCTTTTGCCTTTTCTATTTAGATATCGTTGATATGCTTCAGGATCACCTTTGGCATATTTTTCCATATCATTTTTAATGCTCATGGTTAGCTCTTGAGCTTTGCGTTGCATCGTCTGAATATCAATTCGAGCCGATCCTGCGTCGTTAGCATGAATGTAAGGACTTACTCGACGATTATAATTCTCTACATTCATTGATCCTGGGCCAGTTTGGCCTCTATCTGCCCATATAACAGGAAAGCTAGGTATGCTATATGCTTGATTATATTGCATGTCCACACGTAGCACTTCTGTATTCAGTCCAGTATAGTTAAAATAATATAATTTTCGAAGAAGACCTTCTTGTAAATAATATCTTAATTTTGTGAGAACTTTGTCTTTGTTGCTCATTTTATTCAACAACACAAGTTCATCTGGATATTGATACATGTTAGCTTGATCTGCCAAATAAATTAAAAATACATGCTTAACTGCATAACGCTGTCTTATATAATCAAATGATTTATAAACGCTATATGTTTCTACTCTAAAGAATTGATAAACACTACCAAGCATACTTTCTAAATTTGCTTTGCTTTGTTCACTGCTACCCGATGCATCACCCGATGCAGGTCCGGGCCTACCTGGCAATAAGTCTGATATGTCTTTGGTACTTTGTAAAATTCTAGATATTTGTTGCGTTAAAGGTGTGCCTGGTCTAACACTGACGTTAAACCTACCAAAGGCTGCACCAATGCCACCCCATGTTCCTTGGACTGCGGGATCTGCTCTACCTTTTGTAGTAAATGCATATTTTTCTATTCTAGGCTCAACTAAGAAATGATATTCGTCATGAAAGACGTCAGAGCTAGCGGGGTTGTTACCGCCAGCAGGTGCGCCGCTACCTGCTTTTTGTCTAGCGGCTGCATATTTGAATTCTTTTGTTTCTAAATCTATTTGTAATTTTCTAAAATACTCTCCAATAGTACCAGCTTCAATTTTACTTGTTTCTTTAATGGGCTGTACTAAATCTGTTTGTGCGTGATGACCAGTATGCGTAAATCTTATATTATATTCTGTGCCTTTTTCTGTTACTGTGGCTTTTACTTCCGTAGAAATAATCATAATCGGCCATATGTATTTGTATGGAGTACCAGACTCAGGAACGTTCTCTCCGAATATTTCTATCTCTAATAAAAAATTAGCAGAAAGATAATTCATTATGCCCACTTGAAAGGCAGAGGCTTTGATATAATCCAGCAGAGCCATACCGGTAGGTTCATATATCTTTAAATCCCCAGTATGATTCATAGCAATCAACGTTGATGCATTTGCATTGATTACGCTTTGCCAACTAACATCTGTAACAATGAATCTTCCAGTAGTCGCTGTTTCAGCAATAACTACCCCAAGTCTTGGATCTAGTTTGTTGACATCATTTGGATGTACTAAAGTTAATCGTGTATAATATGTATGTGCCATTTATTATAGTCCGTCGTGGATTTTGTGAACGTCATTGATGTTTAGTAATCCTCGTTGTTTAATAAATCCTCCCATTGGGTCTTTATTATTTTTATTTGGTGTACTCGGTGCAGGGGCCGTTTTTGGTTTATTGAACAATCCGTCTCTTTTCTTTTGCTTATCAGTATTTAAATCAGGACTTTGATTTTTTCCAGGTTCAGGTAGAGGTCTGCCTGCTTTAAATTTAGATGGAATAGCATCTCCTGATCTTAGATTATTGACAGGATTGCCGTTCTTATCTAAATTGTAAGTAGTAACATTATAATAAGGTTTACCGGTATTAGGATCAATGGCTTCAGGGTCGGCCGGGCGGCCGCCTTGGCTTACTGGTTTTTTACCGCCAGGCCATGCTTCAAAATGTAAGTGGGCAGCATATGGTTTTCCGGATCCATCAGATCCTGAGTTTCCTGTGCTACCTAAATATGTACCTGTTTCTAATTGCATACCTGGTTGTAGTTGTTTAGGTGCAGTGTCTAAGTGAGCATAATAATATTCTGTACCGTACTGATCCCTAACAACAAGTCCGTTGCCACCAGTCTTATATGGTGTATCAAAAACTTGAACAACTGTAACTGGCTGATTGTTATATAATGGTGTGCCTACCGGTGTACTAAAGTCACATCCTTCATGACTTCTCCCTCCTCTGTCTGCGCCAAAGTGACCATGTGGATGCGTTCCTGTAGCCATTACCTAACTCCGGCTAAATTTTCTAATAAGGCAGAATCTTTAGGAATAAACACTTGCATACCAGATTTAAAATCCCAGATAGGATCTCTGATTATATCTGCATTTGCCAAAGCTATTACCCACCATAATCTACTTGTACCAAATTGTTGGTAACTAAACAAATCTATTCTATACTCGCATTCTGGAGGAACAGTAACGTAATCACCTTTTGTATAATTTATTGATGGTAAGTTTGAAACATCTAAATAAAAGTTTTTAATAGAAGTTTGACGAAGGAAACTTCTATCATTATAGATATTTGTTGGTATAATAGTAGATGCCATTAAATGTATCCTTTCGAACTTAATGCACCTTTAGAAAAGTCTTCTAAGTTAAATTCGTTAACAGCCTTGTATATGTTTGGCTGCATTAATAGACTTATGTTAATAGTAAAAAATACTGGCAAATAAAATTCTTTAGTTTTTTGTCCTGTCACAATCATTTCAGGCACACCATCTGCGCCAGCTTGCGGGACTTCAGTGGTTGGCTTTTTAACATCCCTAGTAGCATCAATTAATTTATTGTCAGGAGAAAAGGTACCTTTAACATAATCAATATCATCAGGAAACGTCATTGAAAATTTACTAATTACCACAGGCACTTTATTAAATATTGGACTGCCATGTGCAAAGAATCTTAAAATCCTAGGACTTTGGCCACGCTGTGTGTCAGTTCTACCATAGTTCATTTTTGTATATGTACGCAAAAATCGAATAGCATATTCGCTGTGATCAAAGTGTTCTTTGGTATGAGCACTGAACTTGCAAGTTAAACCAATTGTCGGGTTTTCTGTTCTAGAATATGCATATGGCTGATAATTAGTATGCGTGAGACTGTATGCGTCATACTTGACATCATTACTATACTCAATTTGAGGGGTGTATTGGAATCTTAATTCTTCCAATGTTCCTACTGGATTTTTCGCTATTAAATATACGCTCATATGAGTATTTAGCGTATAATAATCTATAGTTTTAATGCCAAAAAGACTTGACTTTGTTAATAAGAAAATGCTAAAATAAACCTATGGCAACATCACAAGCAAACCCACTAGCTAAACAGTATTTGACTAACAAGGAATTACTTAAAGAAATTCACTTGAGTAAGAACAATTACAGTAGCTATACAAAACCCGAATACTGCAATTATGATTTGATTCTAGCAGATACATCCAAAATTAATATACGAACTATAGCTGAAGCTAAACGAAATCGTGCTCTTAAGCTCAGTCAATTAGCATTGGCAGAAGCTCAAAAAGTTAATCCAAAAACCAAACTAGCAGACGTCGAAATTGATTATAAAAAAATCGCAAAGACTGATGTTGTGTTTAGAATTATGACACATGATCATGTGCCATTGGAACCTGGACGTAAGAAGACTCCCAAGAATAGAGGAGATCATCACAGTAAATGCAACTTCCCTCCCTTTCAACATTTTAAGTTTGAAGAAGTTGATGGCGAGGAAAAACTAGTCTGTGTAGGCAAGAGCCATTGGAAGGGTGACATAGAAACTGGGGAATTTAATCTCGAAGGGCAAATAACAAAAAAATTAGCCAAAAGTTATATGCTACTCTGTGAACGCTATAGTATGCGATTTAACTGGCGTGGCTATACTTACGTAGATGAAATGCGTAGCCAAGCATTACTACAATTAAGTCAAATTGGATTACAGTTTGACGAATCAAAATCGCAGAACCCTTTTGCGTATTATACTGCGGCTATTGACAACAGTTTCACTCGCATCCTTAATATTGAAAAGAAAAATCAAACCATTAGAGACGACTTGCTTATTGAGTATGGAAGCAACCCTAGTTTCTCAAGGCAGTTTGAACATGAAGCTAATATGCGTGACGAACGTGATCGTTTAGCAGGATTGAAAGATTAATTTATATGACTGATATGTTTAAGAAAGCAGCCGTCTTTACTGATATTCACTTTGGTATGAGACAAAACAGTAAATCCCATAATGATGATTGTATGGGCTTTGTTAAATGGTTTTGTGCTACTGCTCAAAAGGAAGGCTGCGACACAGCAATCTTTATGGGCGACTGGCATCACCATCGTGCCACAGTTAATGTCAGTACGCTAAACTATACAGTTGATGCTATTGATTATATCAGCAAACACTTTGAGCGTTTCTTTTTCATTCCTGGCAATCATGATTTGTATTATCGTGAAAAGCGAGACTTAACAAGTATTCCATTTATTAGAAATCAGAAAAACGTTGTTTTGGTTAATGACGTTTACACTGAAGGTGAAGTTAGTCTTGTGCCTTGGCTAGTAGGAGATGAATGGACTAGTATGAAACGTCTAGACAGTCGTTATGTGTTCGGTCACTTTGAACTTCCTAACTTTAAAATGAATGCCATGGTTGATATGCCTGACCATGGCGGCTTGAACAGTGAACATTTTCCCAATCAAGAATATGTGTTCTCTGGTCACTTTCATTTACGCCAACGTAAAGGCAATGTTCATTATACTGGTAATGCTTTTCCACATAATTATTCAGATGCATGGGACGATGACCGCGGCATGATGATTATGGAATGGGGTAGTGCTCCTAGGTATATTGCTTGGCCAGATGCACCCAGTTTCAAAACTATTGATCTTACAAGATTGATTGAAGATCCAGACAAATATATGAATCAAAATAGTTTCTTGCGTGTTACATGTGATGCTGATATTAGTTTTGAAGAAGCAACGTTCTTAAAAGAGAATTGGATGGAAACATACAAGTTGCGAGAACTAAATCTTATCCCAGCCAAACGTGAAGAACATACACAGGATTGGAGTGGTGACGTACACTTTGAATCAGTGGATCAAATTGTTGTTAGTCAACTAACGGCAATTGAAAGTGACGTCGTGGATCGCCAAACGCTTATTGACATTTACAACGGACTTCATGTATAATACACAACGATGATTAAACTAAAAAACTTAACAGTAAGAAACTTTCTTTCAGTAGGTAATGTTACACAAGCCTTGAGATTCGACCAACATGGTCTTACTCTTGTATTGGGTAATAACTTAGACTTGGGTGGCGATGGCAGTCGCAATGGTACAGGTAAAACTACCATTGTCAACGCATTAAGCTATGTATTATATGGTAATGCGCTAACCAATATCCGCAAGGATAATCTTATTAACAAGACTAACACTAAAAACATGTTAGTTACTTGTGAAATGGAAGTTAACGGACATAACTACAAAATTGAACGTGGCCGCAAACCCAATGTACTGCGTTTCATTGTTGACGACCAAGAAGTTGACAAAGGTGAAACAGAAGAGCAACAAGGTGAGAATAAAGAAACCCAAGCAGAAATTGAACGTTTGCTTGGGATGAGTCACGATATGTTCAAACATATCTGTGCATTAAATACTTACACTGAACCATTTTTAAGTCTTAAGACAAATGACCAGCGTGATATTATCGAACAACTTCTTGGTATTACACAACTTAGTGAAAAAGCAACTTTGCTCAAAGAGCTTATTAAAAACACTAAGGATCAAGCCAAAGAAGAAGAATATAGAATTAAGGCGGTATCAGATGCAAACACTAAAATTAAAAACTCTATTGACGACTTGGAACGTCGTAGTCGTCTTTGGCAAAGTAAACAAACAGACGAACTCGAAAAGTTGGCAGCGGCCATTGACGAGTTATTGAACATTGACATTGCTCAAGAGTTAGAAAATCATAAGGCACTTGCCGTTTGGCAAGCTAATGAAAAGGAACTTAAACGTCATAACAAAGATTTGGCCACACACCAAAGTGCAGTTAAACGAGTCACGCAACAGTTGGCAGACTTAGCTAGTGCTCAAGGACATGCGTTAGAACACAAGTGTCATGCTTGTGGGCAAGATGTTCATGATGACAAACAAGCTAGTATGTTGGATGATATCAATAATGCTATTGCCACACTAACTGAAGAGCTTGGCAAAGAATCAAAAGCACTCAAAAAAGTAGAAAAACAAATTTCGGATTTGGGTAAGTTAGGTAGTGCTCCTAAAGTAAAATATTCTAACATCGACGATGCTGTTAATCATAAGAGTACATTAGAAACAGCACAGGATCAGTTTGAACGTAGAGCATTAGACATTGATCCTTATGTTGAACAAATTGAACATCTCAAAACAACTGCTTTAGAAGAAATTAATTTTGATACTATTAACAGCTTAACTAAACTACAAGAGCATCAAGAGTTCTTGCTTAAACTGTTAACTAGCAAAGATAGTTTTATTCGTAAACGTATTATTGAACAGAACTTGGCTTATCTAAATCATAGACTTGCTTATTATTTAGAAAAGCTGGCGTTACCGCATGAGGTTAAATTCCGCAGTGATTTAGAAGTAGATATTACACAGCTTGGACAAGAGTTTGACTTTGATAACTTGAGTCGTGGCGAACGTAATAGACTTATTTTAGGCTTGTCATGGGCATTCAGAGATGTCTATGAAAGTCTGAATAGACCAATCAATTTGTTGTTTATCGACGAAATGATTGATAGTGGTATGGATGCCAATGGCGTAGATAACTCTTTGGGCTTGCTCAAGAAGATGGCTAGAGAAAATCGGAAGAATATCTTCTTAATTAGCCACCGTGATGAACTGGTAGGAAGAGTAAATAACATACTACAAGTTGTTAAAGAAAACGGCTTTACAACTTTTAATACAGATATAGAAATGGTAGAAGCATAAAATGACAGAACAAACACAAGTAAACACACAAGAAGAATTAGTTAAACAATTCCAAATTTACATCGAAGAGAACGAAAAGTTCACAACTAAAAAAGTTAAAGCAGCCGCTGGCCGCGCTCGTAAGGCATTGCAAGAAGTTGCTAAACTAGTTAAAGCAAGACGTAAAGAGATTACGGAAGAAAAGGCAGCACTGTCAGTTAAATGACATGGTTGTTCGAAGGAACTTCGGTAGACTCCCTTCCTGAGGATTGTGTTGGTTTTGTTTATCTCATTACCAATACAATCACAGGCCGCAAATACATCGGCAAAAAATTGGCAAAATTCTCTAAGACAACTTATAAAACTGTAAAACTAAAAAACGGCACCAAAAAGAAGAAAAAAATTAGAAGCAAAATTGACAGCGACTGGATGGACTATTATGGTTCTTCCGACGAACTTAACAAAGATATACTCACTCTTGGCAAAGAAAATTTCACCCGCGAAATACTACACTACTGCAAATCTAAGGCCCATACTTCATACCTCGAAGCTAAAGAACAATTCGATAGAAAAGTTCTTGAATCAACTGATTACTACAATGGCC